TTCCCCTCACCCTCGGTAACCGCTGCGGTCAGCCCGAGGATGGCGAGGGAAGTACTGGACGCCTTGATGTCGATCTTGCTGGTCGGCCCCGTCGTTGGGCTGGTCAACATCAAGTAGTTGGTGCTGGCCGTGGCGAACCCAGCTCCGCACACCGCGTTGATCGCCACCAGGATGGCAGCCAGGTCCGCCGGAGTGGCGAAAGTAACGGTGAGATCCGCCCCACCGTCGATCGCCACCACCAGCGTCTCCGTGGTCGGCATCGCCGGGACCGGGGTGACGAGGTCCACCGTGCCCGTGACGGAAGCTGCCGTGCCCGCCGCCGCCGCCAAGAACGTACCGTTGGTGACCACGGAGCCAACCGCAATCTCCTTGATGGCCGTAGTCAGACCAGCTCGGGTCTTGATGGGCTGGCTGAGTCCGATCTTGCTCCCGAGACCGATGGCCAGCGTGGCACCCACGCCCTGACCGACGGTGAGCGTGATGCTGTCGATGTCGGTGAAGAAGTTGACGGTGTGCACCGCGCCCGCCGTCTGCATCAGCGTTCGAACCTCCGTCAGTGGCTCTCCCCGAAGACCCTTCCCCACAACAGTGGCCTGCGCCGGCTGATGTGCCGCAGTACCACCTGCTGTGGTGAACACGATCTGACGCGGGGCCGCCTGCAGGTTGGTGATGGTCGCCTGCGTGAGAACTCCCACCGCCGGCGTGACGCCGGGGAGCAGAGTCCGCGCCGCGGCCTGCGACGCGGTAGCTGCCATCATGTTGTTGGCTGCGGCTGCCAGCGCGTTGGTGAACTCCTCTACCACGATGGAAGCAAGCGGAGCCAACGCGAGCGCGATGTCCCTTCGAAGGTCACCTACTTCACCCGGAAGACCCGACTTGCCCGGAGCGGCATAGCTCGGGTTCACGGCACGTGCATTGCTGAAAAGACCAGATCCGACTGTCATGTTGCTCCTCCTGCTGGTGCAGCTTAGCTCGAGTACACAGTTTCCCACCGGAACCCGGCATAAGAGAATCGAGGGAAGAATAAGGAGGCTCTGTGGATCCCAACGAACTACTTCTTCGGCTGCTCACCAACTGCAAGGCCATGCGGGTCACGCTCGATAGAACGGACGACCCGGTGGCCGAGTTCGAAAGGCAGATGGAAAACGGCATCGTGGAGGACGTCGACCAGATTGTGGAAGACGTGCTCAACCTTACAACTTGGCTTTCCAACGGCGGCTTCGCCCCCGACTGGGCAGCCCACCATGACACCCTGCCACCAGCTGCGGAGAGAGACGATGTCTACTAGAGCGAAGTACGTCGCAAACGTTGAAGCCCTCAACGACAAGCATGAACCCACGCACGTCAGCAAGGTCGAGTTCACTACTTCGGAGTTCAGCACCAGAGACATGGTTGAGATTGGACACCCGCTGATAGTCATCCTTACGAATGGAAGCGCGCGAAAACTTTACGTGTACGCGCTGAGCAGCGGGCATCAGAGCGTGGCCTTGTCAGATATCGCCAGGGAGAACAGCGACAAGAAAAACAGAGGAGGGGGATACTCCCCGTTCAAGGTGGTTGGCTTCGTCCACGTCGAAGAAGACTTGTGGCAGAAGCAAGCCTGGGTCATCCTACCCGGGTGAGCCGAATCCTACGCGTGTACAAGTTGCGCATGTCGGCCGAGCGCGTTTGGCGCTTGGTCGACATGTACGCGCAGATTCTCTCTTACTACCGGATTCGAGACGATGAGCTACAAGTTACCGTCGGTCAGGTTGTCGCCGCCATCATTGAAGACTTCGTCGAGCAACACGAAAAGTGGATCGTGGCCGAGCACGCCAGATGCACTCAGCGTTTTGCCGAGGCTGGAGTCGCCGCAGTTCTTGCAGATCCCTCCCTTGCAACCGCCGCTACCACCGGAACCCCCGCGTTTTCCTACATTCAACGAGCTGCTTTCGCCGCCGGCTCCCGCGGTGCGAAAGCGGCAAGAAGGGCTTTTCACATCCTTGATAAGAGATCCCGCCATCCTCTATCAGGAATACCTGGAACAGCCGGATATGTTCGAGGAGGAGACGGGACACCTCCTCCTGAAACTCGTTGGCCAACAGAAGAAGCTGGAGGACCTGACGGACGACGAGATGAAGAAGCTGGACGAGGCCGTCGTCTCCTTCATCCAGTACACCCCCAAGAAGCCCGAGCCGAAGGAGCTCCCCAAACCCCTGGAGCTCGATGACGAGGAAGACGAAGAGGAAGTCCCGTGGGGCCACAACGGGCCGTCGCGCGGCTCCCTGTCCTTCGAACCCCCAGAGGACGTCTCCAGCTTCTGGTGGAAGGGCTAGTAGCCGCCCCCACCAATGGCAATCCCGTACTCGTTGACGTTCGCTGCCGGGTGAATGCCCGCCCCCCAACGAACCGTGGGCTGCACCTCGCCCTGCATGAAGTCCTCAACACCGCGCCCAAAGCCGCCAAACAGACGGCCTGGAATGCCAGCAGCCCGCTGCAGAACCCCAGGCTGTCGAGCGCGCGCCTGAAGACGCCCTCCCAAGGCAACCGCTGTGTCTCCCATCCGGGCCCCGATGCGCCCCGACGACGACCCCAAAGCGTGCCCAGCACCCACAGCCGTCTGCCCCACTGCCTCCCCGACGTGCTGCCTGGCCGCTTGAAGATGCGGGGCAGCCATGTTGCGGGGCATCGCCCCACCGGCGTCTGGTTGAACCTCCGGCAGCTCAGGTAGGTTGTGGTAGGCGAGTTTGGCCATCGCGGCCCCACACCGGCGAGCCGAGGCCGTGACCACCTGCTCCCCCTCAATCCCCTGAAGGGCTGCCCCGGCCATCATGGGATGGACCATGTAGGGCTGGGACATCATCAGACGCTGGTAGCGGGCCCGCACCGTGCCGGGGCCGCCAAAGCGCTCGTTGGTCTCCTGCATCCGTGCCGCCTCGAGCTCACGGAACTGAAGGTTCAGCGCCTGCGCGTGGAGGCGCTGCCGGTCGACCTTCTCCTGCGTCCCCTTGGCTGTCAGCAGCCTACCCCACTCACCAGCGGTGGCTGCCGCCATCGGGATGGAGAACTGCGTGTCGGCTCTCTTCTCCAGGTTCTCGAAGTAGAGCTCGTTCGTCCCGTAGGCTTCCAGCAGCCGCGGGTCAGGACCACTTGTCATGGCACCCTGCGGGGGATTGGAATCTCGGCCATGGCCGGTGCGTCTGCCGCAGGCGAGGGCAGCAGCGGCACACGGCTGAACACGGAGTCCCCGCTGGAGGATGGAGCAGCGCTGGGCGCGGCGTTCGTCACGCGTAGCTTCATCGGCGCAGATACCGCCTTCACCGGGTCGGTCTCAGCCACGAGCTCCAACTTCGGTCGGTCTTCTTCCGCCTGCTTCACCTGCTTGACCGCCGCTTCCGTGTTGCTGGCAGTGCTCTTCAGCTCCCGCAGCTCGGACAGAGTACTGGCCAACCCGATGTCCAGCTGATGCATCTTGAGCGCGCTGGCGTCCATCTGGACGCGCGTACGGTCCATCACATGAATCGCCCATCCCACAGCAAGCAAGCTGACTACGCTGAGGGCCAGCAGCAAGAACTGCAGACGCAAGATCGAGCGCATCTGGGCGCCCGAACGGTCCCAGCGCGCGTTGAGCCCCTTCATGTGGTCGAGCACCCCAGACAACGGGGTCAACGCCTTCCTGAAGGCTTCACCCAGGTCTCGAAGGTCACGCCTTCGAATGGTCTGCTCGCTCTCTGCGCCCGCTACATCAACCATGGTTCACACCCTCCGGTGGCAGGGACATCTGTATACTATGCCGGTCCACCTCGTAAAGGATGTCGTCCAACTCTGCCCCCAACCTGTCTAGGTCGTGGTTGTTCGTTTCCATCCCGCTGAGATTGCGATGCAGGCGCGCTTCTTCAGCTGTCGTTGCCGCGTCTGTACCCATGAGCCGCCTGTACAACGCGACTAGAGACATCAAGCACCTCCCTTTGGTGGCGCAGACGTCGTTGTAGAAGAGGTCCTTCTGTACCCCGCGGCGTGCGCAGCGGTTCGTGCATGCTCACGAATCACTGAGTCCAAAGTGCTCTCCACTTTGCTCACCGCCTGCGTGTTCCTGGACAGCGCCTCCACTTGGTCTTCGCCCGTATCCTTCAACGCATCAAGCGAAGACTTCACCTGCTGGAACGTCTCGGTCATCTTCTCAACCAAGCGCCGCGTACTGTCCTCACGGGCTTCTACCCGCTCGTTCAGTTTCTGCAGGTCCGTAACGCGCTTGTCCTGGACCTTCAGCAGCTGCTGGACCAGTAGATAGAGCGCGGCTATGGCCACGACAAGTAGCGCCCCGAAGGCGCTATCCCGCACGATCACGTAAACAGCAGTCTCGGTGACCGACTTCACGTCCGAGACCGCTGCCAGCGTCATCCGTAGGCCCAAACCCAAAGGGATACGTTGGACGCGTGCGAGAACGTGAGCGCCGTGATGCCAACCGCAGGACGTGGGCTTCCCAAGGCGAGGAACCCACCCTGGGATATCTCGATGTCGTCCGTTCCACCGTTGGTTTGGACCTGAATCGGCAGCGCAGAAAGGCTGCTGTCCGGGTCGACCTGCACCACCACCAGCTTGGCGCCTTCAGCAGGCAGGTTGGAGAGGTCCACGGCATCCGTGCCCACCCCCGTCTTCTCGAATCGCTGTATGGTCTTCCGCGTGTACTGCGATGTGAAGTTGACGGGGATGGGGCACTCAGGCTGCCCCGTGTAGGGCGGCGTCTGGAAGGTGCCGGAGAACTGAACGGTGAATAGAAGGGCCATTCATTACCCCGGTAGGTTGGCGCCACGAACCGCGCGAGTGGAGTGAGCTGGAGCTTCTGGGATGCCCAAGAACGCGCTGCTCTGGTTGGCCCCACCGGCATTGGCGGAGTTGGAACTGATCAGGGTCAGCTGGCTGATGGACACCGGCACCATCCGCTCGAACTGCACGCTGACGTTCTCCTGCAGGAGCACGCCCTGTGCGTCCGTCGCCATGGCGTGGTTCGGCAGGTAGCACGCTTCGAAGTACCCGGCGCCGAGAGCATCGAGGTTGATGTCCCGGATGTACATCAAGAGCCCTATGGGCTGCGCGAAGAGGTCGGACGCCAGGTTGTAGAAGATGTTCTCGTACCCCGGCGGGATGATCACGTCGTGCTGGTTCACCATGTTCTGCGGTGACGAGCCGAGGTTCGGCCACATCGGAGCGACGATGGTGGGGCTGATCGTGTCGTTGTAGTAGGCGTACAGGATGCGCAGCAAGCTCGCACCGTGGTAGTAGACCCGCCCCAGGCTGAGCTGCCCCACAGTACGACCCGAGATGAAGTAGCTGCGCTCCGAGCCCAGCTCGAAGATGCGGCTGAACTGCCGGGTGTGCGTCACGTTGAAGTTCTGCAGCACCCCGATGGGGAGCACGATCTGATTCGCGTTCTCACCCGTGCCGCTCAGCGCCTGCCCGAAGAAGGTGGCACCGCCGATGTTCGCGATGCGCGGAGGACCCGCGGCAATCATCAAGAAGCCGGCGTTGACGTACTGCCCGTCCACCATCCCCGACTGAACGTAGTTGGTGTACGGTGCCCAGTCACTGAAGTTGCCGCTAATGTTCCTTACCTCCGGCTAGACGCCCTTCGGAGCGTCCGTCTCACTGTAATGAGGCTAACGTGAAACTGCGCGGCGAGGTCGGGGTGAGACAACCCGCCTAGCTGATACAGTTCCTTCATCCTCTGCTTCTCTGAGGGCAGCAGAAACACTTTACCGGTAGTAGCAGCTCTACCCTTACCGGCCATGTCGGCCATGTTGTCCGCATGCGTGCCCAGAAATAAGTGGTCCACTCTTACACACTTGCGGTTGTCACAGGTGTGAAGTACGAACAAGTTGTCCGGCACCAAGCCGTTGATCAACTCGTAGGAGAACACGTGCGCTCTGACGGTCTTGCCCAGCACCTTGAGAATACCGTATCCCTCATCGTGCAGAGCTCCAGTCCATTCCCAACAACCATCGCTGGACCCTGGGATGTATACCTTCTCCCAAAAGCGACACAGGGGTTTACCACACGTGAAGAACTTACCGTGCCGCAGCTGATTAGCGCGTACTAGCTTCGTCTCCCCGCATTGGCACGTGCAGTTCCAATAGATGGTGCCGAACTTATCGTTCGGCGCGCGTGAGACCGCCGTAAGAAGACCAAAGGTCTCCCCCGTAATGTCTCGCGTCGTTCCATCCTCGTTACGCACTTACCGGTATCCTTCTACCTTGTAGTCTACCAGATGCCCGGGCATCCTCAGTCCCAGAGGCAGCTGGGCCTGGCGAGTATTGTGAAATCATTAGAAACCGCCCCAGTCCACTGCGTCAGGCGACATCTTTCCACCGCCAATCGCCGGGTGTGCCATGCCACCCAAACTCTTGGGCTGGATCAGCTTCTTTGCCGCTGAAGCCGCCGGCTTGCCCGCCCTCTCCGACCGCACGAGCGTGTCGGCCACGCCATGAAGGCGGGCCAACACCTCGGGTGGAAGGCCGGCGGCCTTCATCATCTCGTCACGCATCGCGAACATCATTGCGCTAGTGATCATGGCGGCTCCTGGCATCGATAGCGAGTCAACTCACTGCGCATCACACTCATACAAGTAAAGTCAACTTGACGTAGTTGCATGGAATCGGGACATCCAGCGTGGTGTCGATGAGCACCGTGTCCCGGTTGTTCTCGTCCTGGATGATGTTGTCGAGGTTGCCACCGATGAGCACGCCGTGCTCCACGAGGAATCCGAACATGCCCTGCACCGTGGTGCCGAGCGAGTCCAAGAACCCCTGGGTGATGTTGAACCGGCCGATGAAGTTTCGAATCCCCTTGCGGAGGAACTTCGCCGTGAAGTCCACCACCTTCGTCACCGAGTCCGTGCGGGTCTCGATGCTGGTCTGGTCCGTGGTCACCGCCATGCGGGCGAAGATGGGGGTCCCGGTGCCTTCCTGGATGAAGATCCAAGTCCCGCCACCTGCCATGATGTCCAGCTGAGCTTCGCTGAACGAGTCGTTCGAGCCGACCACCCCAGTGAACCCCGCGACCGGGAAGTTCGTGAACGACTGCTGCGGAGGCTGCTGCCCGATGCAGCCAACCACCGCCGCGTTCATGTAGTAGCCGTCGATCAGCTGCTCGAGACCTTCGATGCTGGCTCGGCACTTGTCGGGGAAGGTCATCCAGAACCGGCGGTTCGAGTACCCCTGTCCCATCTTGTTCATGGTCTCGGCGATGGCCTGCTTGTCGCGCGTGCCATCCACCGTCACCAGCTCACGGCCGCGGATGCGGATCGAGAACAACTCGCCCACCAGCGGCAGAGGAAGTACATCCTCGGCGTAGAAGTCGTCGTCGTTCTCGCCGCTTAGGAACTCCGCTGGGGTGATGCGGACCGTGATCTGCTGACCACTCACCGACTTGATGGAGTAACGCTTGTCGTCCGCCGACACGTCGAGGAACAACCCAGAGCTGACGGCAATCACCGGCTGCATCGGGTCGATTCCCGCGTTCTGCAACAGCGCCGCCAGGTTCCCGACCCCGGTGTTGAATGTGAACGTGTTGGTGGCTTCACCAACCGAACCGCTCGCTACCAGGGTGTCGATGTCCCGGGTGGGAACCGACGGGTTCCACATGACGATGCGCTCACCGCGCTGCGTCGGCTCGGACATGAAGTTGACGTGGGTGTTGAACACCTGCGCCACCGTCTCGTCGTGGGTGAGCGGCGCGATGGCGTACACCTCGTAAGCCTCGATGAACTCCGCCGCCCGAACGTACGCCTCCAACGTGCCATCCGGCATGTCGGCACTGATGGCGTCCACGCCAAGCCCCGTCACCTGTGCGGACGGAGCATTGATGAGAGCGTAGAACAACCCCAGCGCCAGCGGGTTGGATGCGCTGACCGGGGAGAGCGCATTGTCGAGCGCCACCGTGTCATCGAACCGAAGAAGCCCCTGCTGCGCCGCCAGTGCCGTCACGTCACGACGCAGGGCGGTGTAGCTGATGTACATCGAGGAGTTCACCGTGATGCGGGCGCCGCTCACCGCGTCGCGGACGATGCCGTCCTTGACCGTAACGTTGTTGTTCAGGTCGAGAATCATCTCCGGGAAGGGGCGGGTGAGGTTCGACACCGCATCCGTCAGGTTCATCGCCTGAATCCAGAAGCGGGCGCCCACATCCCCAATGACCACCGACTTGTCGATCTTCAGCACCGAGTTGACCCCCGTGGGGTTCACCTTCAGCACCGTGCCGTACTGCACGCCGTCGATGTAGAGAATATCCCCAGGGAGAGGGGGATGCGACACGCCAGTACCGACGGCGCCAGCGTAGATGGTACTGGCACCCGTTCGGGTATGCTCGAACAGTCCGAGCACGTTCATGGCGGTGCCGCCAACAATGCGAACGCTGGCGCCCTGACCAGTGGCCGTCGTGGTGAAGATGAGACCCAGCAAGCCGGACTGGCTGGCAGTAGTGCCGAGGATGGCCGCGTTGATCTCCCCCAAGAACGTCGCGACGCTGACTGAGGCCGCCGTGAAGGTACATGTCTGAACAGCGCCGCCATCCACCGACACCTGCAGGGTCAAGCCCTGCACATCGGCAGGGAGCGTGATGCCGTCGAGGTCGACCGAGCCGATGATGGACACCGCTGCCGTGCCCGGGTCGATCTCCGCGAGAGCAGTGCCGCCGAGGATAGCGAAGTACCCGTCCTCTCCATACTCGGTGTGCTGCAGGGTGACGACGCCAGCGTTCTGCGTGGCCGTAAGCTTGCCACCCGCGGCTGCACCCATGACGGCGTTGATCTGATCTACCGTCAACGCTGGCGTGGTCGCCCCGTCAAACACCACAGTCTGCACCTGCCCACCGTCCGTCAGGATGAGCGTGGCGCCGTCCGTGACGCTCGTCATCACCGAAGAACCGACCAGGCTGGGGCGAGTGGCGGCGGCCGTGAAGTTGTTGCCGGGGAAAGAGAGGAGCGGGGTAACCGCATCGCCATTCCCATCGTCGATGGCTTCGATGGCCACGCCATCGTCGAACGGGCTGGTGCCTACTTCGAGATCACCCACCGTCAGCCCGAGCAGGGCAAGAGCAGTACCCCCGATCACGGAGATGCTGGCGTTCTCGCCAAGTGCGTTCGACGTCAGTACCAGAAGGTTCGTCACCGCCTGGAGACTGGCCGTCACGCCGGTGATACCAGACGTGATTTCCCCAGCCGCTGCCGCTGCACTGATCACGTCCGTGAACGTCACGGTCTGTGAGGCGCCGCTGTCGATGGACAAGATGAGCGTCAACCCCAACAGGTCAGCACCAGGGGCGTAGCCCAGCGTGGTCAGGTCCACCGTGCCGACCATGGCAGCGGCACCAGCGCTAAACGGGATGATGGGAACAGCCACCGTGCCCATCAGCGTGCCGCCAGTGATCTCCACCCGAGACGACCCACCCGGGGTAGAGCTGGTGATCCGAAGCTTGCCGAGATCACCACCAGCCACCGTGACGATGTCGACCGTGGCCCCCACGATGCCGGCGTCGAGCTCCGCCGCCAGCTGGGCAGCCGTCAACACGTTCGAAGAAACCAGCACCGACTGCTCTTCACCACCATCGATTCGGACGAACAGCGTCTCCCCCTGAACATCGGTTGGGAAGACCACCGTACCGTCGATGATGCTCGCGTCGCTCAGAAGAACGGCCTGGCCACCGGTCACCGTTCCGTACCGAAGCAACGCCGAAGTACGGCTTGCCTCACGCACGCTCGTGCCCGTACCCATCGACATCCACACCCGCAAGCTGTCCTGCTCGAACGCCAGCTCGCTCAGGTTTCCGCGGGGGTCTGGGAAAGCCACCGGGGGGATGACCGTGTCGTACTGGTTGTACGCATCCAGCCCGTAGTACAACCTGCCGACGCCGACAGCGAAGGTACTCGCCACCACAGCGTCCGTACCAGGTTGAACCTGGATGGTCTGAAAGATGCCGGTGCCGACCGTCTTCAGCCAGAACTTGTCGGACCCCACCACCTCCGCCCGAGCAGCCGTCATCGCCACCAACGCAAACGCGGCGTTGATCTGCCCGACCACCGAGGATGGAAGAAGCCCGCCACCGGCGGGGTCGCTGAACGTGATCGTGATGTCGGGGGAGTTGTTGACGCTCACCACAAGGTCGAGCCCGTTCAACCCCATGTACTTCTTCACCACCGCGCCGGTGCCCGCCTTGGCGAGGAAGAACGCCGGGAGGGAGATGAGCGCATCCGTGTTCAAGAGCTGCCCGCCGGCGCCGTCGCTCTCCAGAAGTTCCACGATCTGCTTGCACACGCCGATGACGCAGGGAACCAGCGTAGGCGTGATGACCGTTGCAGTGACAGCACGGAACGCCTGGATGACCTGAACGCCTGGGCGCGGGAGGGTGTTTAGAGCAGTAGCCATTGACGCGCTCCTGTTGAAACCGCGGTTACTAAGCAGATTCTTTCACGCAGGGGTCCGTTATGGGAACTCCCGGCACTCCCCGGAACCCAGGCCGGAAGGGACGGGCAGATCTCACCGTCACTTCAACAGCAGGGTTTAGGGGATGTGGTTGCTTGGGCAGGAAGTAAGATCTCCTACCTCCTGGGTCTGGTGTTCTTCCATACGCGTCACTAGCCGTTGTAAACGCGGCAGGTGGGCACGTCTGGACCAACAATGGAACAGACCCCTCATGCTCGTGCGACAAGTCTGGGGGGCCAGAACTGTGCACGGATGAAAGCCTAGAGGATACGCGCGCCTCGATGCTCTGCACGATGCGCATGCCCAGCGGAGTAAAGGCTGAGGTGCGGATGAACTGGAACGGAAAGGACACTGATGTGCAGATCCACTCTCGTCCCTTGTCGTCCGCAACAATGCTGCCCGCTGGAGAGGGCGCGCTCATCTGCGGGCGCATCCCAGTGTCGAACAACAGGCTGTTGGAAATCAGGAGGTCTCTAAGTAGCCAGGTGTACTCCATCACCACCCAAGCCACGCTCTCACTCTCGATGGACTCCCGACTGCAGCAGTTCATCGTCATCGTACCCGCGACGAGAACCCCCTTGGTCTTTCTCCCAGTGTCCGCCTCGTACTGCATCATGTCGTCAAGGCCCAGCGTGGCGAACTGAATGGGACCTCGTGTCAGCGTCACCAACGGGCGCTTGGCGATCACCTCTTCCTTCACCGTTGCTTCGTCCCGAACAACTATCTCCGCGACGCTGTCGTCCTCATCCCAGTGCCAGCACCCAACACCCGGAGGAGCTGCACTGAACAACCCTTGAAGAAACCCCACGAAGGTCTCTCGAAGAGCGACCATCGGGTTGTACTTGAAGCTACCTGGGAACTGCCCAAGATGGGCTTCAGGTACCTTCGCCGACATTGGCCGCCTCCTGCTCTCGCGCAGCCCAGTTCTCCCGAGCCTTACCCAGCATGTGCTCCTGCAGCCCAGAGGCCGCCAGCCCAGCAATCCCTCCAGCGATGGGCACCCCGTAGTTCAACCAGGCGGGACTGCTGGCTCTGCCCTTCAACGCGTAGCGGTTCAAGGCTTCCATCCCGGCGTACCCAAGCCCAGACCCAATCGCCATGCCAGCCACGCCCTTCACGTAGGGCATGATGGGATGCTCAGCGCGCGGAGGAACTTCTCCCTCCGCGATCTTCAACATCTCATCGGCAAAGCTTCGAAATGAAGGCGTCATGGGTTTCTCGGGTAGCCCCCAGGGTACAGCTGAAAGATGAAGGGGAAGTCGGCCTCTCGAACGGTGTCGTTGGTCAGGTTCTGCGGGTTGATGTAGTTGCGCTTCGGGTTGAACGAGATGTTCTTCAGGTCGTCGTCGAAGATCAGAGGTATCAGGTACTCGATATCCGTCGTTGGTAACAAGTGTAGCCCCAGATTCTGAAGAATCGGAGCTCGCCCTTGTTCGGTCTCATCCACGGTACGAACTACCCACCGCTTGTTCTCACCCTCGATCACGAGATCATCCGGCTTCACGGGTGGGAATGCCCCCATCCTGGCCGTCGTACTCGTCTGCTGTAGCCGCCCCTGTGTAGAAGCCTGCTCGTTCTTCGCCGTGGGGTCGAACTGCACCCATGCCTCGATGGGGTGGTGGTACCCACGGATGAACCCAGTGTCGTAGCAAGTACGGCAACCGGATATCGTGCGCTTCTGCAGCTTGGGGTTCCAGCACTCCGAGCACCGCTGGCCCATGGTGCGCGCCGGCAAAACCCAGCATCGTCGGCCGTTGAACTCGCTGAACAGCAATCCCAGATGCCTCCGCAGCTCCTCTGCCACCAAGTCTGGTACGGGCTCCTTCTGTTCCGGGCCAAAGTCGAAGGTGTTCCCCGTCTCCTTGTGCTTCACCCGGAGCAAGTAGAACCACTTGCGGTAGATGTTGCCGACCTTGACCCGGTTGTCGACGAACATGTACCGGTCTTCTAGCTCCGGTGACAACTCCTCCCACGGCCCCATCGGGGCCTCGCTGCGCAGCACCTGGAACGTGAAGTCCAACACGTCCGTCATCGTGTCGGCGAGGTCCCAGTAGACCTCGTTGTAATCGATGCTCAAGGACAGAATGCGCAGCCGTACAATGCGCAGGGGGCAGCGCGCAGGGCCTTTGATGTAAAGCCCATCACCACTCATCGGACGGCAGCCATCCTCGCACCAGCTGATGCAATGGGCGGAGTGTTGGGCATCGGAGCTCCTGTCTCAGCAGACTCCGATCGCATCTTTTCCATCTGCTCCTTGTAGCCCTTCATCCCGCCGCCGATGACGCCAGTGAGCATCCCCGTCGCACCTCCCATGGCGGCACCTGGGGCTGCACCTACTCCGCCGAACAGTGCGCCTCCCGCGGCGCCACCTGCAGCCCCAACACCGGTCTCGTAGGCTCCGCCCTTCAGGGCCCCCTTGGTAGCCCCGATTGCACCTTGCCGGGCACCCTCCAGCCCCCCTTGGCGATACCCAGCCAGTCCACCGGCTGCAGCTGGAAGAAGAACAGGGAGAAGGGCCACCTTCTGAAGGAAGGCCACCTTTTCTCCTCGCCACCACTTGTTCGCGTCTTGCAGACCACTCTGTACGTCATCAGAAGACAAAGATCTAAGAGAGGACCCAATACCCTCCGCGTCCTGACGAAGCTTACCAGCAGTGGGGCTAGCAAGAGCTCCTGTAATAGCTCCTGCGCCTGCTCCGACACCCGCTCCAAGCGCGGTGCCAATGCCCGGCTTACCTAAGAACATCCCTGCTCCTCTACCAATCACCCCACCAGCGATTCCACCAGGTATGCCAAGAGCTAGAGCATTAGGGGCTCTGTAAAGAAACGGATGCTTCTCCGCATAGTCTGCGGAACGCGCCTTCGACTCCTGCACCTGCTGAGCACTAAGACGAAACGCCCTCTCTGCAGCCGACAGCTGTTCCGGCGTGATACTTCCTTCCATAGGAAGGAGCTCACTGGCCTCCCACATATCTGGTGTCTTCGCTACCTTCTCAGCGTTCACGGCGTTCGAGCTCAACGCAGAAGGCTTGGGCGCAGGCTTGTTAGCCTGCATGGAAGACTGCTGCTGTACGAGCTGGGCTACTGCCTGCTCGCCACCCGCTACTCCTGAGACGGCGGCGAGCTTCAGGCTTTTGGGAGGATCTCTGCAGCCGCCTTCCTCATCGCGGAGGCAGCCTTCTCGCTCACAGGCTCTGCAGTGGTGGGAGGCTCCTTCATTTCACCCGCGGATTCTTCTGTGTGATCCTCCCCGGGTTCCTTCACCGGCTCCTCTGCCGCCTTTCCTCCGTGAGACATGGCCAGCTGAAGCTCCAACAGCTTCTTCTTTAGCCGGATCTTGTCCTTCTGGTCGTAGGTGTCGTCCCGCTCGGACGTGATTCGCTTCTCCAGCTCTGCAGCCTCCGCTTGAAGCAGCTCCTTCTCCAGGGCAACCGCCTGGTTGTACAACGGGGTTCCCTCGAACTGGGTCAGCCACTTCGGGTCCCCGTCGTAGTACGACAGCTTGATCTTCCCGGAGGCGATCTTCTGAATCTCCTCCAGCGGAAGGTCCTTCATCACCGCAGTCAGCTCATCGACTGAAGAGGCGGTCTTCTCACGCTCGGCCAACACGTCCAGGAAGGTGTCCAACATCACGCTCTCCCAAGTCGACGAATGCTCCCCTCGATGCCTGCACCGCGCAGACCAAAGTTGAGAGCTGTCCCTGCTGCACGGCGAGCAGCTACCTGCGTGGGAAACTGCTGCGCCATCTGCGTGTCCACGATCTGCTTCTGCAGACGAGCTGATGCCGCCGCCTGCGCGTAGCTGCCATCAGTTGTTCGCTGCAGCTCGCTGAGACGCTCCTGCATCTCACCAACGTTCTTCCCGCGGTCGACAGCCACCGAGCCAGCGCCAACCGCTGCCCCGAGGGCTGCCCCGCCAAGGGCTCCGTAGAACGCGGTCTTCACCGAGCTCGTCTTCTCCCCCATGGGAGGAACGCCCCCGGCCGGGTGCGCCGTCGAGGTGGGTGGTCCAGGAGGCCCCCCGGCCGGGGCGTTCATGTCTTTTGCCCCCGCCGGCGGCGAAGCCCCAGGAGCCGTCTTCTGGTCCGGGGCTTTCCCAGCCCCAGGAGCACCGCCCTCCGGCGCCATCGCCTGCCCTTCCATCGGCGGTTCAGCAGGCGGTGCCGGGGGCAAAGCCCCGCCGAGAGAGCCACCCAGAGCCCCCGCAGCGTCCGCCGCCGGGTCCTGCGAAGCCACCTCCATCATCATCTGCCGCTGCTTCTGCATCGCCATCCGCAGATTGGCGGCAATCTCCGTCTGCTGCAGCGCCTCATCCCGGGCCTTCATCGCCTCCTGCAAAGACGCCTGAATGCGCTGAGCAGTGCTATCAGCCTCCGCTTGAAGCTGCTCCGTGCCAGCCGACATCTGAAGCGCTTGATCTTGAGCCTGCTGAACAGCTTGCTCCGCATCCCGCGCCTTGCTCTTGAAGTAGTCGGCCTCATTGGAGTTCTGCGCCTCCTGCCCCATCGCCTCAGCCTGCAGGTAGTTCGCGGGCATGAGCTCTGGCTTGTCCGTCGGAGCCGTCATCTGGGCCTCTGGACCTCCCTGCGCCAAGGCTGGTTCATCAGCAGCCGACTTCACCCAAGCAGCCATCCTGGCAGCCGCCGTCTTCAGTACGGCATCCACCGGAGATGCAGCAGAAGCAGACCGAGCAATGTCGACCTCCGTCCCCAGCTCCCCACCAAGGCTTCTTCCAGCCAGCCCCCCAATGGCAGCTCCCCCCAATGCACCCATCGGGCCCCCAACGAGACTGCGCCCAAGAGCTCCGCCAGCGGCCAGCCCACCGATTGCCCCAAGAGCCTTTCCGGTGCGCTCACCACGGCGAGACTTGTCCCGCTCATGTTCGGCTGCCGTAGAAGAAACCCCGCGCTGACGACCAGTCTCCTTGAGCTCGTCGTCCGTGGGCGTCTCCTTTGCGGCCGTCTTCGGAAACTCACGAAGCTCGAGGAAGTACTCACTCGCCTCCGACAGCGGGATGGTACGAGCCTCGAGCAGCAACTTCTCTAGTGAGCTCATGTCACCTCCACCACAGCAACGAAGCCGTCCATCCGGGGGCTGATACTGAAGTCGATCAGGCGTGGGGCAGCCCCATCCGGTGGGTTGTATACGGTCCCCGAGATGTCCTTGGCCTTGCTGAACCCAAAGTACGCATTGGCCGTGCCATCCTTGTCCAGCACCACCGCGGACGAAACGTCCGTGTCCCGGATGCGCAAGGACCCTTCGTAGAACTGCACCGTGAGCGTTGCGTGCACAGCCACGATCTGATCTTTGATGTCCCCGACGGACAACCCCTCCCCCGTTGGGTCGTTGAACGTCACCGTCCCAGCAGGCGTGCCGAAGATGAGTGTGAGACCATGCAGCCCCAGCAGCTTACCGCTCATCTGCTTGCCGCTGACGATGCCACCGTTGAGGGTGTGCTCTGCAGCGTCCGTGTCGCCAAACCGTAGAATCTTCAACATCTTTTGGCCCCTAGTAGCTGAGATAGGACGCGTTCACGGCAAAGAGTTCCGAGTGCACCCCAACATTTCCGGGGCCGAGGATACCCTCGATGTTCGCGGCCACCTTGACCTTTTGCTTCATCTGGTCAGTGCTGCTCTTGAAGTACTGCAGCCAGTTCATGATCAACGGGGTCTTGTCATTGACACCCACGTTGATGCCGCCGTTCGAGTAGTTGATGTGGTTCCTCGTCTGAAGTAGACCCACCGACTCGAGCAGCGTGATGACCGTCATGCGAAGAAGAAGAGCTTGCTGGCTCTTCCCAAGAAACGTACTGATGTCCCAGTTGCCAATCCATGGAGGCGTCCCGTTGAAGTCCGCCATCGCATCCATCACCGCCCAGGCAATGATGCGATCGTTGGACTCCTCACCAGCTATGAGCCGGTTGAGCTGCGCGAAGTCACGCGTGTACAAGCGTACCGTCTGAACGAACGCCTGCATCGCGGGGCTCAGCCCCTGAACGCCTTCTAGAACGGCCATCAGTGCCTACGGTGCTTGGAGTGCGACCGCTGAAACGACGGGCGGTCATCCTTGGTGTCAGCCGGCGCTTCCGCGGGAACCAACTCGTCCAAGAACGGGTTCTCCTCGATCAACATCGGGGATTCGACCACCTCTTCCACAGGCGGTAGCTCTGGTTCGGGCACTGCCTCCGGAGCTGGCTCTGCCACGGGTTCCACCACCGGCTCCTCGACCGTCGGCTCAGGTGGAACTGGCGGCTCTTCCTTCTTCTCCTCTTCCTTCTTCTCTGGTTCTCCACCTCCCGCTGGGTCTGGTGTCCCCGTGGGGGCAACGGAAGGAGCTGCGGGCAGAGCGGCCGCAACCACCGCGGGGGCGAAGTCGCTCATGAGCACGCGCCGACGGCTGTTGTTCGTTATCTCCACCAGCCCCTTGACCTCCAGGTCCAGCAGCTGTGCGTAGTTGCGCCGCAGAAAGTTCTCGCTGACTTCGACTGGCTGCCCTCGTACGACGCGAATGGAGCCTCCGATGAACAGGTTCTTGGTGCTGTTCATGGGGCCGGCTTTTGCGGACCGTGTAGCCCGGGTGTGGGGGGAACGTGTGGTGTTGTGAATGATGTAGGTCATCGTGGATACATCCTACCGCAGATACACGAAAAGGGCACCAGCCACCCAGGGCCGGCGCCCTCTTCGGGCCGACGAGTCTCGGAGACAGCCGAGCCTGGTAATCAAGCAACCGGAGATCAGTTGCTGACGACCTGCGGGAACTTCAGCCCCTGGTCGACTCGGTTGTTCACCGCGCCCAGAGCCTCCTCATCCACCGGGATGAAGCTGGCACGGAGACCCTCGTTGTCGTGCTCGGTGGCGTCCGCCGAGTAGAGCTCGACCTTCCGGACCGCGGCGATGTTGATCACCGACATGGCGATGTCCTCCCACGACTGGAAGGTGATCATGTTCGCCACCTTGTCGATGTAGAACTTCGTCTGGTTCAGGACGTAGAACTTGCCGAAGAACTCGGGCGACGTGAAGAAGTACATGTTGCCTGGGCGCAAGATGTCTGTCTTCACCGTGCGGACGAACGGGCGCCCCAGCAGGGTGTTGTACTTGTACCCGTCGACCGTGGTCTCCGACTGGATGCGGTCGCCCTGGTCCTCCACCGTCCAAGACAGCTGGTCGTCCCAGTCCACTTCGGTTACGAGCCACCGCTCACAGCGGAGCCGGTTGCCGTCCAGGAGCTTGAACCCCGAGACGATGTCCCGCCTCTGCAGCGGACGAACCACGGCGTCATCCGTGAGAGCCACGCGCGCCAGCTCGCCCTTGCGAACGCTGAACTCCACGAGGCCGCCCGCGCCGATCGAGGTGGCGTTGAGAATCGGCGCCGCAGCGACGCCGTTCGCTTCCGCCTGAAGCGCCTGGCACGCCGCCTCGATGTGGAACGTGAACTCCCGGTCCTCGATCTCCTGGATGTCCTTCACCGAGTTCTCCTCGATGACCTTGGTGATGGGCATATCGTAGGCGAGGAGCTCCTGCTCGGTCTTCTGGAAGACCTCGCTGGAGATCGTGAAGAACGCCACCTCGGCACGCGGCCCGCGGATGAACCGCGCCGTGGGCTGGCCACGGAAGGAAAGCGCCATCGCCCGGCTCCGGGGCTCGACGTTCACGATCTTGACCAGAGTGTCGTGCCGCGTGCTGACCTGGCAGTCTGCACGCGTCACCTGCTCCGGCGGGACCAGCTTGCGCACGTAGCAGACCTCACGGAGCTTGTCGCGGATGTACGACCCTCCGAACTGCGCCAGCTTCTCCTTGCCACCCGGCTCACTCAGCCGAGTGTTGAACAGCTCATTGACCTGTCGGCCGCTTGCCATGTCGTTCTCCTCTTCTCGTCGTCGTCAGTTGATTGTACCGCCTCGAACGGATCAGCCGAAGCCGCCGCGAATGCGGAGCCAACCACCGTTGCTCGTGTGTAGGCGCTCCACGTACGCCACGATCAGAACCGTGTCGGCCGCACCAGCGCCCACGAGGCCGCTGACGATCTTGCCGTCGATGCTGATGCTCGCCACCTTCAGCGGCTGGTGAACATCCGTGATGGCAGCTCCGGCTCCGATGACGGCCGCTGCGTCGAAGATGCGGGTCTCGAACTCCCACTGGTTCGCCCACAGCAGCGGGCACTTCCGCTCGAACATCGCCTGAACGTCGTACCGCCCAGACTCCCCCCACAGCGGGTACAGCCGCTTCAGGTAGCCGTTGGGGGTGGTCGCCGGTGCGTTGCCAGCAGCCGCGATGTCGACGGCGCGCTCCAGCTTGTTCGACTGGTTCACCGTCATCCACTCGCCGTCCACGAGGAACGTCAAGCTGCGGGGGTTCGCGAGAGTCTTGTCTGCGAGTCCAATATCCCGGCGAACCACGGGCAGGACATCTCCGACTGGTCGGAAGTTCTCGATTTCGATGGTCATGATGTTGTTCCTGTTGCTGCGGTTCTAGCCGGGTTAGCCGACCGTTCCCAGAATGAAGTTCTCGAAGTCTGAGCCGGACTGCGATGCCATGCCGTCGGACAGCCGAGCGCCATTCATCATGTCGCCCGGTTGCATCTGCAGCGCGGCCTTGATGATCTCGAGCCGCGAGTCGTCCTCCTGCTCGAGCGCCGCGGCCAGCTTGTCGAAGCTGGTGTCCAGGTTGACGCCCTTGTCGTGCATGGCAGCGGCGATCTTCTCCGCCTCCATGCGCTTCAGAAGTAGCGCGTTGTTCGCCTCGGCCTGCGCCAGCTTCACAGCCAGCCCATCACGCTCCGAAGCAACCTTTTGCAGCGCATGCCCAGCGTCAACGAGCACCGCTGCAGCCTTCTCCATATCCAGGTTCATCGTGATGCCTTTCCGTCAGACGTTGGTCTTGGCTGCTTGCTGCCCGTTCATCGCCGCTGTCGGTGCCGGTGGGGTCACTCCCATCTGCGCCTTCTTGGTCTTCTTGTCACTGGCGCAATCGGCCGCCGCCATCTTCGAGATGATGGCACGGGCTGAAGCCAGCTTCACACTGTTCGAAGGCTCCTCATTCGCAGCCGGGGCCTTGAGAGCCTTGAGCACGCTCGAGATCTTGGACCCCGCCTCGTTGTTGTGAGACAACGTCTGCTGAAGAACCGTGTCAGTGCCGGCGTTGAGCGCTGGCTCGTGCAGGATGTCCTTCAGGTCCGACTTCGGGTCGCCCTTGGCATCCCGCCGGGTGAAGTTGATGGCAGCCTCGTTCGAGGCGAGCATCTTCCGCTTCTGCGCCTGTACGTCCGAAGGCTCCGAGGGGACACCCTCTTCACTCGGGGCCGCACCCTGCGGAGGAGTGGCGCCGAACTGCGTGCGGCCAGCCGACACCTGCGCCGGGTTGATGGCATCCTCAGCCGCCTTGAGAAGACCAACCGTCGTCCGGTTCTTCTCGTAGAGGTCTTCGGCGGACGCCTGCTTGACCCCGCCGCCCATGCGCTGACCGATGGCACCACCAATGGAACGACCGGCGAGAATGCCCACGGGACCTGCCGGGATACCGGCTACGGCACCCGCGATACGACCTGCGTTGCGACCCGGAGGAGCCACGGCCGGAGTGGGCGCACCGGGAGAGGGGAGAGCCGCCGCCGCAGTGACCTGCATCTCTTCCTGTGGCGCTTGCTGCGCAGCAGCTTGCTGACGAAGGTCCTTGATCTCGCGGTACGGCCGCATCGCCGCTTCGTACCCCTTCTGTCGGCCGTAAAGCCCGCCGCCGATGGCTCCGCCCGTGGCACCAAGGCTGGCACCGGTGAGCGCGCCGAGACCGCCGCCTATTAGCGGAGCGCCGGCGAAACCACCAGCCAGGGTTCCGATGGCACCACCGGCAAGTCCGCCGAGGCCAGCACCCATGGCACCACCACCGATGCCACCGGCAAGCCCACCAAGCTGAGTTCCTGCTTCGCCGGCACCAGCACCACGCATGCGGTAACCAGCCGGAGATTCTGCAGCACCCATGGCGCCACCGATGAGGGCAATCTTCTCCACGCCGTCCGCTGGTACAACCACCACGGACCCATCCTCGGCCATCGCCACCTTGGCCAACCCGCAGGCGACCAAGTTGGTGAGGTAGGCCGAGCTCGCCTTGACGTTCTCGTTGGTGAGCGTGGTCTTCTCGTTGGCGATGGGCTCCACCGGCTGCGAAGGATGCTGCATCTTGTCGTTGGTCTGCAGCTGGTTCGAAGGTCCAGGCCGCGTTGGGTCACTCTGCATCGGCGGATTGAGTGGCGGCTGATTCGCGGGAGTGGCCTTGCCCGACTGCCCGGCTTCCAGCGACCCGTCGCCGTCGGCCTTCGCTGGAGTCACGGGAAGTGCGCCCGGACCAGATCCGGGGCCCACCCCGTTCGAAGAACCCGCGGCGAGGTCAATGTTCGCGAGCTTCGGGTTCAGCTCCTTCGCCATGAAGTACATCGCCGAGGCGAGCTTCGACGTGAGCTCAGTGGGGATGGAATCGATTGTCTCCGCTGCCGCAGCTGTCTTCACAACGGCGGGTGGAGTATGGCCATCGCTAGCCATTTGAAGAGCCGCTTCGAGCGAAAGGTCGATCTTCGCCGCGGACCCTTCCATCGCGACCTTGATCAGGTCTTGGAGGCTAGGCTGCCGCATGTAGGTAGAAGAGGTCATGGGGATCTCCGCTTGGGCCATCTTCAGAGACTCCATCCCGCGAGGCGGTTGAGACTTCTGGGAAGCGGCGCCAGCATCGGGGGTGGGAGGGGTTCCGGTGTTCACGCGAGAGTACGTCGTTCGTCCGTGCATGCCTCGAGGGCCTATTTGACCTGGGGCGGGCTTGTTCTCGATTCCGATCTGAGGGACCGGTGCCGAAATGTTGGACTGTGCCACAGGGTCTGGAACCCCTGACCCCACGGCTACAGCCTCTTTCAGCCACAAGCTCACCTGTTCTCCCGCTCAGCCGAGGATGTCGTCCCACGCGATGGGGTACCCCGCCGCCTCGAGCAGTTCGAGTCCTCGAAGATTGAGTGCCGTGGCGTAGTCGCCCTTGGCGTGCGCGATCTTCTCCGACTCCGCCGGGCCGAGGGTGAGAACCGCGTTCAGCCTCTCCGTAGCCTGGTCACCGTCGTAGCCGTACTCCATCGCGATCTTGACGCCCTGCTCGGCCGCCGCGAGGTCGAGCGCGCTCGCACTCTTGTCCTTTTCCTTGTCCTTCTTCGCCCGCGAGGCCAGCGCAGCGCCCACGGCACCAGCCGCCACACCACCTCCGACCAGAGCTGCCTTGCCCTTGTTCTTGTCGGCGGTCTCACCCACCTTCTTGGCGCCCTCACCAAGACGCTTGCCCACGGCACGGGCAGCCTCACCAGCCTTGGCGACAACCGACGCCTTCGCTTCCTTCTCGATCTCGCTCTTCTCCGCCATGAAGGCGTGCGCCATCTGGCGCCCGAGGAAGTCGGCCTCGGCAGTCTTCTGCTGCCACTCAGCCTGCGCAAGGAACTCGGCGCGAGCAGCCGCTTCCTTCGCTTCCTTGTCGTCCTCCTTCTTCTCTTCCTTCTTCTCTCCCTTGTCCTCCTTCTTCATGAACGGAGGAGCCTTGTCCTTGTCGCCGCCCTTGTCGTCGGCATCCTTGTCGTCGCTGGCGAGCTTCTCGCAGAAGTTCTCGAAGAGCTGAGCACGCACATCCTCGGTCATCGTCGAGAGGTCGATGCCCTCGGCAGCTGCAGCCTTGCAGAACAAGTCCACATGGGCGATCTTGGTCTGCTCGGCTTGCACTGCTTCTCCGTAGCCGTTCGTGTTGTACATGGCGGCGAGGTGGGGGTTCATGGTTTCTCCTGATCGGTTCTTCCAGTCGGTGTCGGTTCTTACCACGCTTCCTCGAGGGGAATCCCCTCTCCGCGCCGGCTTGCGCCTGTCACTACGGTTCTACCACTACCTTCCCGCTCATGGGAACGCCAAGCTCATCTAGAAAGGCGTCCCGCAAATAGCAGTAAGACAGCGGCGTGAACGTGTCTTCGGGTGTCGCGCTGGACAGCTTGTCGAAGTCCTCCCCCGTGGAGGCAACCTTCTGCAGGCAATCCTTCGTGTGCGCGACGTATTCCATGAGCTGAGCTCGGTACCCGTTGTATGCAGCTCCAATCTTACGGAGTAGCGGAGAGCTATGGGAAGTAGGGGGGTTTTTCTTCACAGAAGGCGACATGGAGATCATTACAATCCGGCGTTCTATCACCGGACCCAGCATTGAGCGGTCGCCCATCATCGGCTCCAACGCCTTTGCCAGCGCTGGAGAGAACTTCTCTGGTCCCAGCTTCGTACTCCTGTCGACTTCATCTACCTTTGGGAAGGTTACTCCAGCATCCTCTAGCCCGTGCGCCAGTGGAGAGTGCCCCATCCGGATGAGAGTGATCTTCTGAAACTCGCGCGGCCTCAAGATGATGCCCAGCGCCCCTGATGTGCTCAGCGCCTCATCCTCGGGACGTGAAGCAAGTGCGCGCAAAAGGTCCGAGGGCAAGTCCGGCTCGCTACGGTTCAACACGGGGATGGCTTTGCCCGCCATCTGGCTCGGCACCACATCCTTGTCGATCTCCGCCCGCTTCAACTCCGCGCTCTTGAGACCAAACGCCTCCGCCAACACATCATCCGCACTGGCTTCCTTCATCAGCTGAAAGTACTTCAGGGGAACGTCAGTATGCCCGTAAGTACCTTCTTCAGGCGTTCCTTTAGCAGCCAGCGCTCCTTCTCTAGTGACCATAGTGACGGGAAGAAGAATCCCAGCCTTAGCCGCGGCTTGTGCCCTACTACCCCCGTCTAGTATCTGTACCTTTCCCTCAACAGGATACCCCACGGTTGGCGGCTTCTCTGGGTCATATCCGCTCCTCACGAATGCGTCGGATAGCTGCTGCACCTTTTTGGCTGAAGCGCTGCGAGGGTCTTTGGAGTACTCGTGCGGCAGGAATACCTCATTGGGGTTTACAAGGCGATACTCCTTGCTACTAGCACTCGCTTCCTTCGTATCCTTGGCCAGCTCCTGCTTCAGCTCCTCTTTGCTGTCGACGTAGATTATGCGATCGGAGACTTCCTTGGGAGTGACCTTCTTCACCTCAGTCGGCTCAACCTCATGCTTGACGTAAGCCTGTCCACCGTTGGCCTTGCCCTTTCCAAACACCGCGTCATCCGCAGGCAGCACGTGCAGGTAACCAGCCTTGGGCTTGTCGTCCCCTACAACAATGAGCTTGTCCTTCGGAGTAATGGCATAGTCCGTCTTGCCCTTCAAGGTGCTGCCCACTGCGTACAGCTTCGCCTCTAGCGGCTCTGTGGCGGCATACACAGCCTTCTGATTCTGGAAGGCATTGTTGCCCTTTGCCTGGTGTGGAGTGAGCACCTCTCTCTTTTCCGAGGAGCCATGATAGAGAACACCCTGCCTGGCTTCCTTCACCATGTTGAGCACGAACTCATCGGATGCAGACGCCGCCTTGTCCATCCCCACCACCGGCTGCTCTACGAACGAGGCGTGGTCCACGTACCCAAGGTCACACGCCACCTTCACGGATACCTGGGAGATGAACACCATCGTCTTCGCTGTGCGGTCCGCCCCGATGAAAACGAAGCTGATGTCGAAGAAGCGGGGGTAGTCGTTGTATACGAACACCTTCCTCCCGTCTGGGAGGATCTTGTTCATCTTCGTGCGGCACCAACTGTCGTAGTCATCCCGCGTGACGCTGAGCCCGGGGATCCCCTTGCCATCCTTCGCCTTGAGCTTCTTGTGAAACTCGAGGACGGCCATCCCCGGATGCTTGTGCTTCTTCAGGTCGAACGTCGCTTGCGCCTCCCGGTACAGCTTCCAGTCCAACGTGATGGAACTGGTGTCGTACGGGACCTTCGAGTTGTGAACGGCTAGCCCCTCAGCAACGTAGCTTTCATCCCCCTCGACGGAGAAGTTGAAGACGTCGGCGTCATGCGGAGCTTCATCAATCTCTAGGATGGGGGCCATCAAATACGTGACGCCGCCATTGTTGTAGAAGAACCGCTGCCCGCGAACCTTTATCGAGTGACGTACTGGCTTCGAGATGTAGCGCTCCAACTTCCAGGAGAAGTCGGTACCTACCCAAACTTGGTACTCAGTTGTCTCCTTTCTAACAACTGACTTCTCCGAGGGCTTGTGATCATTCTTGTTGACGGAGGCAACCAAGCCACAGCGGGCAAGAGCTATGAAGAGCTGATGAGCGAGCTGCTCTGACGACGTGGAGAAGTACAAGGAACCCTTGTATGTGCCCCCGTCTCCGTTCAGGTAGGCCCCAAGAAGTTCCAGGAGCAGAGCGGGGTCCTCATGAAGAACCTCTTGTGACAGCACCTTGGTTTTCGCGCCGTCCCCGCAATGGAAGGAGCATAGGGACGCCAGCGTCTTTGAGACGATGGATACAGTACGCGAGCCAACTTCCGGCTTCTCGTGGTGCCACAGCACCTCAACCCCAAGGGAGCGGGCGAGTTTCTCAATCTCCTCCGCGAGTTCATTCTCCTCGTAGTTAAGAGAGAAGTTCACCTGCTCTCGAGGGCGGTCGTTGTAGTTCGAGACATGTCCTTCCGCCAGGTAATAACCGAGTAGACGAGCGAGGGAACGATTACCCTGTAGAGCACCGCTGGTACTCAGCGTAGGTACCGGAAAAGCTAGGTAGTCGCCCACCTGCGCCTCGTCAGCCCTACGCCACTCAAACTCGTACGAGGGCACCACTGAGCAGCTAGAGCATCCCTTACTTGCACCTTTGACGAAGGGTGTACAGTGTCGCTGCTTACGCCCCTTGTTAACGGTGTGCGGCTGCGGGTCGCACCGAAGTTGCTCACCGTCTACAAGCCATAGTGGGTGATTACCCGTGACAACAAGCTCCCGACGAAACCCATAGACGTTGAAGCGGAAGACGCTGCCCGGGTGATGCCGCCGCATCGTATCGGTCACCCTCCGGTGCGCTCCTGTGTGCGTCAGCACCATCTCCGTTTCGCGCACGAGCTCGATGGGTTTCTGCGTTCCATCGGACATCGTGATGAGGGAGCCGGAGGGGAGGCAGCCCATCGAGACGTCTGGAAACGCACCACTCTTCAGCTTGTCCCAGACCGGAATGCCACCGAACTTTTGGCACTTGTCGTAGTCCACTCTGACCACGAGCTCGACGCGCTTCATCACGTCGTTCCACAACGCCAACTCCACCGCTCCGTAGGCCCTGGATGGGTCCTTGTTGCGGTGATGCGCGAACGGATGCGCGTTGTAGAACGAGGGGAATCCGTAGGCCCAGTCCTTAGACAGGGCCATGTCGACCGTGGGGTTCCCCGTCCACCCCTGCGGGCAGTGGATGAGACCAGCCTCCGGAAAGTTATCGCCGTTGATATTACTGCCGAAATACTCACCAGCCGCCAGCGCGTTCACCAGCACGTACTGGCTGTTGCGCTGCGGCCGCAGGTTCTCGATGTACTTCAGAACCGGCGGCAGCAAATGCGGCGACGCCCGCTTCTCAAACTCCCCGTCTGAGGGACCGAAGAGCGGGACGGCCGAGTACCCGTACTCAGTCTCGGCAAGGAAGGTACTTACCTTGAGCATCACCCCTTCACGGATGCACTCATGGACCAGTGGCGGTCATCGACGTCGGGAGACTTCGCCCCGAACGACACGTCCGTACGCGGCTTGTAGTTCCGCATCCCCTCCGCCAGCACGAGGCCGGCGGAAGCCGGGTTGTCCACCATCTGACGCATGTGAGCGCCAGCAATGATCGGGTCACTCCCGTACGCTGGGTTGGAGGAGCGGAGGGAGCTGTACATCTGATTGAACATCACCGGGTTCTGCGCCTTCATCTCGTGCAGGTCCGGGTTGTGCTCCATCATCAGGTTGTAGTCGCGCCGCTTGGTGATGGCGCCCATCACCGCTCTAGCTGCCACAGGAGCTGAGGCTAGGGCGGCGCCAACACCAGTGGCAAGAACAGCGCTACCCACAGTCTTGCCCAGGTTCTCGGCTTGATATGGGCTCGTAAACCCACCCCAAAACCCAGACTCCTTTGCCATGAAGTATTCGTCGATGGGATTGCTCATCTCACACCACCTCACGCGCTTGTGGCTCGTACGTGATGAAGGCTTGCTGACGACGCTCTTCCTGCGCCCTCTTCTCCCGAGCGTCCGCAACCATTCGCTCCTGCACAAGCCGATCTGACGCCAGCTTGTGGAACTTGTCGAGCTGGGCGATGCCGTCAGTACACTCCTCGTACACCGCCCGCATCCCGGCGATCTTCTCGATGGCCTCACAGTACGCGCCGAAGCTGCGCACTATGGGGTGTTGATCGTTGACGAGCCGTGCGCCCGCTGTCTTGGTGATGGAGTCGCCAATCTGCTCGTAGGTGAGCACCTCTTCCTCACGAAGACGGGGTCCGATCATAGCAAAGGCGGCCTTCACCAGCTCCGGGTCAGGATGCAGCACTTGGTGCCACGCCTGAACAACGTGACCGAGCGGCACGCCGTCCATAGCTGCCTGCTTGACGTGGTTGTACAGGTCACGATTGACATCGAGCAGCGCGACTTCGATCTCCGACATCTCAGATAGCGCCGCGTCACGTACAGCTGCCAGCTTGGCTCGAGCATCTTCTACTTCCTGGAGGGGGTTGGAGTATGGAGTCACCGACTCCTGTACCCCGAACGCGGCAGCGAGTAGCGCATCCCCCGAGCCCATCACGCCCGCGGTCTTCTCCATCGCCGAGCGATTGCGGTCGTAGATGCCGCCAGCGGAAGCGTGCTTGTGCACATCCGGCGAATGCGAGTAGTCGAGCGTCCCCCGGTCGAACACGGTGCCGCCACCGCCATCGTTCAGATCTTTGAGCACCTCTCCTGGGTCAGCTGGGCCGTGCTCGAAGTGCACGTACTTCGTGGCCGCCCCTTCCTTTCGGAACTCGTGAACGAAGGCCGCGGTGTTCGCGAACTCCACCACACGCTTCACCTGCTCTGGCGACAGCCCTGCCTTTTTGATGGTGTCCACCACCGCTTCGGTCATGGAGCCGGCAGACCCCGCGCAGAACAAGGCGGCCGCGTGCTTGCCAAACGTCTCCAGCTCATCGCCAGAAACTGGCCTGGCCGAGGCTTGCTGAAGTTGGGTCTGCTCTGGAAGGTTGTACTCGGTCATCGAAACCTCGCGTGATGCCTACAAAAGAAGTACCATGCGTAGAGAACTCATGGGAAGGCAAACCGTTTCCAGAGCCGAGGCCGCCGCCATGCTGGGGCGCTCTGAGAGGAGCCTCACCAACTATACCCGACAGGGGCTTCTCACCCCTATGATGAGCCAGCGCGGTCGGGAGTACTACGCCGATGAAGTAGACGCGCTCAAGGAGGGGCTGGACACAGTTCGTAACCCAGAGTCCCTGATGGTCCGTCTGGTGCAACTGTCGGTGCAGAACCAAGCCCTAACGCGGCGACTAGAACGCGTCGAAGCTATACTTGGCTTCGACGTCCCCGTCCTCTCCCATGCAGAGAAGGACGTTATTTCTGAGTACTGGCGCGCAGAATACTTCGCGAGCAATCCAGTTTATCAAACTGATGTCATCAGGGACTTCACCAAGGTCCTGATTGGCATGGACGAGGATTTTCTCCAGCTCGTGGAGCTCTACACTGAAGATCGCGAGCCATGGCGCGTCTTCCTCCAAGCGGCTGACTCCCTGAAGCAACACTGCCCCAAAGCGGGGATCATCAAGGATGAAGAGCTCTCGGCCGCGCAGCAGCAGCTTCAGGTGGCTAGGAACATGCTGGAGCAGCGTGCCACTTTGTACGTAACTCGCCGAGACGGTGAGCGGGCTGCATACACGTCGTTTCCCAAACAGGAACCGAGCGTTCATCAGCGCGTGTTCACCAAGCTCCCGTCGTCCATCAAGAAGCGGTCTAACCGCGGCTGATCCCATCATCGTAGCGTCACCCTTGGTCTCGCGGCCCTTGGTAGTCGCTGACTGACCTACCTGTCTCGTCCTCCATGTCCGGGCTAAGGATGTCAGGACGTGGGATTATCAGCATAGACACGAGCCACGATAAGAGGAAGGCGTGGAACGAGTCGTCGGGGTTCCCGCGCTTGTGGTCGTACTGGACCATTCGCAACTTCTCGTTGTACTCGGCGTAGATGTTCGTGAAGTCCTGAGCATACGGCTTTGCGAACTCCTCCCACGGTGGGAACTCAGCCTTGTGCTTCTTGATGGCGTCGAAGATGGCTGCCATCACGTGCGTTCGGTGCACCTTCCACCGGCCCAGCCGCTTGTCCGGCATCATCTTCCCCTTCAGCGTCGCCACATACTGAAAGAGCTGAACTCTCCGGGCTCCGAACTTCCTCTGCAGCCGGCTGTTCATGCCGAACCCAAAGCCCCAGTCGCTGCCAACTAGGCGGATGTTGTACTCCTCACAGGTGTCTATGATTTTGTCGATCTGAATCTCCGGGTCTGCCTCCTCGCCAGCAAACCTGTGGATGTACACCATCCTGAACTTCATGTCGTAGTACGTGCCGATGGTCAGCACGGTGTACGCGCCGTCGCCAGTTCCCCAGTCGATGCCCGCAAAGAACGGCTGCCCCATCGTTCTTGGGCGCAGCGATGGAAAGTCAGCCAGGCTAGACCCAGTACAACACTCACGTATCTGGGCGCTGGTCAGAGGGCGAAGACCAGACTCGTAGGAGACGCCCAGGCACTCGTTGAAGAACTGAGGGCGAGAGTAGTTCTGGTAGTCGTGAAGGACCTCATTCCAGTTGCGGATCTTCCACGGCACCATCAACTGTGGGATTCGGTAGCTCTCCCACGGGACCTTGATACGCTCCTCATCGGGCTCCACCATCCAAGCCCACTGAGCTTTGGGGCCCTGCGGGTCTATGCCCTTACCGCACCGTGCGCATATGGGTCCCTTCAGCCCGATATTCTTCTCGCCCAGGATGTTCCAGTTACCGCACCCCTCACAGGGGACCACCCACTCCCCCTGAGTGCTTCCATTAGCCCGGTAGTCCTCGATCACGTTGTCGAGGCTCTTCGGAGTACCGGAGTAGACGAACGACTTCCACTTGTCGGGTGCATGGGAGGTGCACTGCTCGATGACGGGGATGTTGTCCTTCAGAACATCCTGAACCTCATCGATGTCCAGCTGCCACGCTGGGATCCCACGCGTGCGGTCGGCGTTCAAGAACGCGTACCGCATCGTGAGCTTTGAGCGGTTCACGAACTGCTTCTCCAAGATGTTCTGCGACAACATCTTGGTCGTGAACTTCTTGAGAAGCGGGCTCGTCTCGATGGGCTCTTTGATGCGGTCGTTGCTGAACGTCTTCGTCTGTGTCGCTGACGGCGTGACGAGCAGGATGCGCATCGCCGTGACCAAGCTCATGTAGCAAAGAGCTCGGTTACCAACCATCGTGCTCTTCTCTACCTGCCTCGCGCAGCACAGAAGGATTCGCCTGGCAGGGGTGTCGTAAATCTGCCGCAGGTGAGCACGACCCTCGAACGAGAACGGACCGAACCCCGTGCCGTCCTCCTTTGGCATCCGAAACGCACGCTCGGTAAACTCCGAGGGTTTCAGCTGCACAACGTTCTTGGGGATCTTCCGAAGGACCTTCTCCAAAAAGATGGGGTCCTCACGAATCTCACCTTCTGGACTCCATGCGTTCTTCGGGTACCATGTATCGGAGTCCTCGACGTCCCACGTATCGTCGTACGGATCTTCCTCGCCGAGATCTAGAACTTCAGCAGGCTGTCCCATGAATGACCCTCAAGAAACCCAAGACCCTGTTGAAGCTATGACCATTCTCTACGGGTGGCTTTCTGCGGGTGGTCCGCACTTCACGGGGCAGTGGGAGAACAGGCAGGGGATAAGCGCCACTGGCAGCTTCGAACACGCGTTCACCCTTCAGTACACGGAACCTATGCCAAAAGAGGCCAAGTCGTGCTTGCCCAAGTTCATTCGCAACTTCATGAAGATGTGCGGGTGGAAGGCGCAGGGAGTGTCGTTCAACAAGGGAAAGATGCTTGTGCGGCTCACCCCGTGGCCACTGGCGAAGCAGGAGGAGGACCGCCAGACCAGAGAAGTTTTTCGTCTAGCCGCGATAGAAAGGCGCGAGCAAATGCTGCGGGGTCTAGCAAGTAACCGAACCCTTGCGCCTTCAGAAACCACGACGCGACCTCTTGCGTGTATCGAGCCTGAAGACGAGGAGCCGTAGCGTCGAAGTACGCCTGCGCCTCCACGTCCAGACACGCCGCGAATCCGTTGAGCCACCACCGCTCGAGCTCTTGCGCTGAGAGCTGCTTCATGTGGCCCGGGTGCACGAAGAAGTGGAACACCAAGTTCCCCTCGATGAGCTGGTACTCGGCCACGAAGAACCGCCCCTCGTACACCTCGAACTTGATCGGCTCCGGAACCATCATGTCCCCCTCAGCCCCAAACGCTCCACTTAGCTGGTCCCTGGACCGCCCCTCATCCACGCTGGAAGACACCACAGCTCGCTCATTCATGTTTGGAATCCTCCTGCATCAGCTGAACGTCTGCTGAAAAGTTGCCGTCGGTCAGCTGGGAGATGTTCTTGACCTTATTCTCCGCGTGCTTCAGCTCTATTCCCAGCTGGTTGATGTCCTTGAACAGCGACTCTGTTGGGCTTCCGATGACCTCCAGCAGAGCGAGCATGTTCTGCGCAACCACTGAGTAGTCTCTCGCCCTGGCTGCCGAGTCCGGCGCTCCGCTCAACAGCTCGTGCCGCGCTCTGACAACCGCCAGGTCTGCCGTAGACGACATCAGCTTAGAGACGTCGAACTGAGAGGGAAGATACCCTTCCCGAATCTGGTTCATCAGCGACGCTGTGTGCGCGTCTGGTGCGTTGACCGCCAGCCATCTCGGGTCGATGTACCCGGAGCGCTTCATAGCTAAGCCGCGCGCTGTGTCTCTAGCGTTCTCCCCCTCGAACATCGTCTGCCGGAACCTCATCTCCAGCAGAGCCCGGAGCTCTGTGCTGTCCACAAGGTCCAGATTCCAAAAGAAGTGGGTGTATCGATTCAAGCCCTTGGTGGAAAGACGGACACCCACGGACTCCAGACGGTGGCAGATGAGCAACGTCGGGTCCTGGGTGATCGTCATCGTTTCCACGATCTCCTTCGCCTTCGGGCGGTCCAGCACCTTGAGCGCTGCCCGCATGTCATCATCTTGATGAAAGGCGTAGAGAACCTTGTGCTGAACGATGAACTTGTACGACGGGGCGTGGAGCTCGTCGTACGGGAAGAACGGGCGTGGCCGCTCCAGCTGACGGCGCAGCCTAACCAGGTACGTCCCACCCGGGAAGTCCAGGTGGTACTGGTGCAGCGCCTGCTCTACGTCCTCGTCCGAGTAGTTGTTCGGGTGCAGCAGTAGGTACTTGATGTAGTACTCCGCTGGCGACCTGCGAATCATCGTCAGGACAAGGTGTACTATTCAGGCCGGCCCGTCAAGACGAAGGGCGGTAGCCCCCTGAAAGATCAGTGCTTTCGCTCTCAGTTGCCCTGGAAGGCGATGATCTTCAGGCCCTCGATGACCTCTTCCAACGAGCGCACCGACCGCTCCAGCGCGGACTGCGGAACGTTGCTGATGCCCAGGCGCACCCCGAAGAGGAGCTCGCACAGCTTAGACTGCGCTCCGTCCAGGTCCGGGAGGTACGAGACGTAGTTCATCAGGTTGTCGGGGTTCACGAACCCCAGGGAGAGAACCGTGTCGACCGCCGTGGGGTCTGGGATGCTAGCCGCCTCCTTGATGAGGTGCGGTTGACGAATCTTGTCCGTCATCTCTCGCACTTCGTCTCGCCATGCGGTGGCTTGCTTCCGCATGTCTCGGTCGAGGGTGATCTCCCGGCCAACAAGGACCTCCGAAGACATCCCGCCCTGCACTGCCTGCGCCAGCTTCTCCGTGCCCACCACCTGATGAACGCCGAGGCCGGCGAGCAGGAACATGGCGCCGCCCACATCCAAGAACTTCGTCTGGTCGTAGCTCAGCTTCTCCACGGGGTCTCCCTCGAAGGAGAAGGTCGAGCCGTCCGAACGAATGATGACGTGGCTCTTCTTCTCAGCGCCCACCTCAGCCTTGTGCTGCTCCTCATCCCCAAGAACGGTGACGGAGCTAGCTCCATCAAGCGGCATCCACTGCCACGTGGATGGGATCAGGAGAGTGCCCCCCTGGCCCACAGGCTTGATGATGTTCGGCTGAACGCTCACGCTGGCTGGAGAGCCGTCGAACGTCTGTCCGTTGAGCACCTTCGGTTGATCCCCAACCGTTGCCGAGCTCTCGAACTTGAACGGGATGGTGGCGCACACGCCGCCATCATCCTTCGGTCCCCAGAAGAACCCTTCTCCGCTCACTGGCCCATTGGGCAAGTTGCCACCGGTCCCTGCGGGCTCCCCCACCATGTCCGCTTGTACTGCCACCACCGTGCCGTTGGTGAACAGCTTGATGGGAACGTCGTCTCCATTCAGGTCGATGAGCGAGGGGATCACGAACCCAACATGCTCTTTGCCGACGGTGTCCCGCACCTTGTACAACCCAAATGTAGCTGTGGGAACTGGGGCACTTTCCTCTGTGGCGCCCGCCTCCGGCTCGCCCTCCATCTCTTGAACAGTGGCCGAGCCATGCTGGTCGACGTCCATGGCCACACGCTCACCGAAGCTGCGCACGACCATTCCCCGATCTACCAAGAAGGTCTGGGGGTCCCAAGCCTCGTGGCTGGCTACCTTCATCAGGTAGCCGTCGTTCCTCTTCGTCACCTGAGTGACCGACGGCTCTACGATATCTAGCCAGCTTGCCAGCTTGAACGACAGGGGCGTAGCGTCCACCACCTTCTGAAGGGATGTGATGACGCTGTCGTGCTGCTCGCGCGTGGTAGTCGTCAGGTAGCCAGCCGACTTGCTAAGCTCGTCGAGAAACGACTCGTGGTCGCGTGGGTCGATGGAGCCCAACACCGCATCGAGAATCGACCCGGTCTTCTTGATCGTGGGTGTATTGAGGGCGGAGCTTGTCTTGACGCGTACGGACGCCCGGTTGCGCAGCTCCAGGCTCTCCGTGCTGGTATCCGCTCCAGCAAGATACTGCTCGAGCGCTGACCCCAGCTTGCCCATCGCCATGCCGCCGGATGCGTTCATGGACATCCCACCGCCACCGAAGCCATAGTTCTGCCGGTACGGCGGGTAGAGCTGTCCGATCATGCTCTGGTCGCCAGGCGTGCGGCTGGTGACGTCGAAAGCTTGAGGTCGGAACAGGGCCGTCCGAAGCCGGTTCTCCGTCAGCGGTATCATCTTGGACTGGTCGTTCATCAGGAGATCGAATGGAGACAGCTTGCTCTCCCGGATGATGAACGGGATGCGCACCGTGCGGATGCCCGCCGCCTTCATCTCTTGGTCTGGCGAGCCCTGGGGCGCTTCCGTCTGGTTCATGATCTCCACATGCCCCAGTCCATACCCACGCTCCGCGTCGACGCGCTTCATGACCACGTGCGGCTGATAGTCGGCGATGTACGGTACTTGCTTGTACACCTCCTGGAGAATCTGCTGCGGCCACTGGTTGGGGTCATCGGGGAGGTCCACCTCACCGCCGACCTTCTCGATGTAGTTGTACGGCTCGGGCTCGAAGAACAGCGGTTGGGTCATGGTTCTATCCCGCCTTGATTATGGCCTGCAAAGCTACCTGAACGGAAGGTTCCTTGGCGAACAGCAGAATGGCGATGACGGAGTCGAACCCCTGGATGGTGTTCCCGTCGTACGTCAACGACGACTGCCCAAGCTCTGCTGCAAGGTCAGCGCCCACTGCATTCATCGACCCGTTCGCTGCAATCAAGAAGGCTGGGCCGGCAGACATGTGAGCGGCTAGGCGCGCTGCAGCCCGCATGGCTGGGATTTTAATGGCGAGCGCCGCCTGAATGGCCAGCTGTAGTCCGCCCAGCTGCACGCTGATGGCCCCGGTAATAGCGCCCAGAAGACCAACTTCAACGGTGAGCCGAATCCCCAAGTCCAGCGACAGAGCACCAGCGAGCGCTGCTTGAAGAGAGGCGATGGCCGTCAATATCGCCGTCAGCCGAGCACGTGGGTCCATGGCCAGCTGAAGACCGATGTTGGCTTGCGCTGCGAGCAACGCGTTCAACCGCGCGTTCAAGTCGAAGCTCAACGGGCCGATGCCAAGACCGATGAGGGCGTCGAGCTGTGCCCCCAACGGGTTGAGGAACCCGAGTGCTGCGGCAAGTCCGACGTTGAACTCCCCCAGGGTTTTCGCTGCCCGGTTGGTGATCATCAGACGAGGGTCTTTGTCCTACCTGTGGTCACACTTCCAGCGGCCTGGATGGACGT